TAGAAAATATTGGAAAAAGAAAAGTTACATTTTCCAAGGTTTTGTTGTCACAAATCCGTTAGCAGAAGACACGACACCAGAGAATCCGATAAGAAGATTCATAATCGGACCTCAAATTTTCAATATAATCAGAGGTGCATTACTAGATCCAGAAATGGAAGAAATGCCAACTGACTATGTTAAAGGTGTTGATTTTAGAATTACTAAAACAACCAAAGGTGGATACGCTGACTACTCGACATCAAAATGGTCAAGAAGAGAAAGAGCTCTGGAAGAAGCAGAAAGAGCCGCTATCGAGACACATGGATTACACAATCTAGGTGACTTCAGACCAAAAGAACCAACTGAAGCAGAAGTAAAAATAATCAAAGAATTATTTGAGAAGTCTGTTGACGGTGAGGCTTATGATCTTGAGAAGTATGGACAGTATTTCAGACCAGCAGGTATGGCATACCAAGCCAAACCACAGGTCGCTGTACCAACAGCAAGTCAACCAGTTCCTGCACAAGAAAGTGCTCCGGTAACTGAATCTGCACCAGCACCACAACCCGAGGCGGCTCCGGCAACGGCGGCTCCGACAGGTGACAGTGCAAAGAGAGCAGAAGACATCTTGAAGTTGATTAGATCAAGACAAGCAAAATAATCTGACATTTTACCAAGGCCTTAATATTGACTATTGAGGCCTTGTGTAATATAATAAAGGAACAATTATGACAAAAGTATTCGACGCAACAAAATTTAGAAAAAGTATAACCAAATCTATTCAAGGGTTGGGTATAGGATTCAGTGATCCAACAGATTGGATATCAACAGGAAATTACGCATTGAACTATTTGATGACTAGTGATTTCAACAAAGGAATTCCCCTAGGCAAGGTAACAGTGCTTGCCGGTGAGTCTGGTGCGGGTAAATCATACATAGCATCAGGCAACATTATTAAGAATGCACAGGACCAAGGTATTTTTGTAATACTGATCGACACAGAGAATGCATTAGACGAACAATGGCTACAGGCATTAAAAGTAGACACAGCAGAAGACAAACTTATGAAATTAAGTATGTCAATGGTTGATGATGTAGCAAAAACTGTATCGGAGTTTATGAAAGGCTACAAAGACCAACACGCAGACAACAAAGAAGGTGCACCTAAAGTGTTATTTGTAATAGACAGTTTGGGTATGTTGCTGACACCAACAGATGTCAATCAGTTCGAAGCAGGTGAGATGAAAGGTGACTTGGGTAGGAAGCCTAAGGCATTGACGGCACTTGTAAGAAACTGTGTGAATATGTTTGGAAGTTGGAACGTAGGACTGATAGCAACCAACCACACATATGCATCACAAGATATGTTTGATCCAGATGACAAGATATCGGGTGGACAAGGATTTATATATGCATCAAGTATTGTTGTAGCAATGAAAAAATTAAAATTGAAAGAAGACGAAAAAGGCAACAAAGTAACTGATGTAAGAGGTATCAGAGCCGCTTGTAAAGTTATGAAGACAAGATACGCCAAACCTTTTGAAGGTGTGCAAGTCAAGATTCCATACGATACAGGAATGGATCCATACAGTGGACTAGTTGATTTGTTTGAGAAAAAAGGTATACTGGTACAAACAGGAAACAGACTGAAATATGTTGATCCGCAAGGAAAAGAACACATTGAATTTAGAAAAGCGTGGACTGGTGATAAATTAGATATGATAATGGCTGACTTTGAGAAGATAGCCACCGAAACTACAGACAAAGAGAAATGATTGACTTTACACACGAAGACATAGAAAGACTATGGAATTCAATATCACATTACATTCCTGAAAGACAAAAACTAGATTGTGCTATAGACTTCATCAAGAGCCTAGAAGACATAGGTGTAGAATATGATGAAATAAAGGCGTCAGCAGAATATGATGTCAAACTCGAAGAGGCAATAAACACTGTTTTTGATGACGAGGACGACTACGGCGACGACTACAATGAGGTTGAATGAAAAACTGGTACAACGAAGTAACTAGAAACTTAGACAAAATTCCTGATTGCGTGGCATACTTTGACGGCGAATTAATCGAAGCAAAAAAACAATGTAAAATTTACGGCAATCTAGAGAAGGCGGCCGCGGCTTTGCCAGGAATAGTAGAAGAAAGATTTGGACAATTACAACAATTAGAAGCAATACTAGAATACCTGAATATAGAATTAAGAAGACTGAGATCTAAAACTTTTAGGAAATTTCTTGAAAACTACAACAGAGCATTGAGCAGTAATGATGCCACAAAATATGTTGACGGCGAGGATGATGTTGTTGACATGACAAAAATTATAAACGACTTTGCACTTATAAGAAATCAATGGCTATCCATAACCAAAGGACTGGACCAAAAACAATGGCAGATAACAAACATTGTTAAATTGCGGGTCGCAGGAATGGAAGATGCCGACATCAAATAGAATCATACTAACAGACGTCGACGGCGTCTTGCTGGAATGGGAGAACCATTTTTCAGAATGGATGATCAATAGATCATACTTTGACGAAAAGGGTAAAAGATTTTATCCCTACAAACTATTAGATGACAAACAAAATACATACGAAATGGCAGAACGTTTTGGTCTATCAGTACACGAGATAAGAAAAGAAATAAGAGAATTTAACAAAAGTGCCTGGATGGCCACACAACAGCCAATAGATAATTCACAGACTTGGGTAAAACTTATGGCGGCCGAAGGATGGACCTTTATTCCCATCACGTCACAGACTTCCGACATACCTGCCCAAACAGTAAGAAAAAAAAGATTAGGTGAACTTTTTGGGGAACACATTTTTAAAAATTATCATATCCTTGACACCGGTGCAGACAAAGACTCAGCATTAGCAGAGTTTCACGGCACAGGACTGTACTGGGTAGAGGACAAGCCAAAGAACGCACTAGCCGGGCTCAAATACGGTTTAAAGCCTATATTAATAGATCATCCATACAACCGAGATTTCAATCACCCGGATATTACCAGAGTAAATAATTGGAGAGATATCCATGCCATTACAAAAAACACAAAGTAATTTCTGTATCAAACCATTCACGTCTGTAGACCTAACCACAGACGGACGGATCAGAGCCTGCTGTGAAATAAGACCAAACGCCAGCAAGTTCGTGGGCAAAAAGAAATTTAATGTTAAGGATTCGATGAAAAATTATTGGGACAGTGATTACAGAAAGTACCTGATGGAAAATTTCCTTGATAACAAAAAGCCAGTTGAGTGCAAAAACTGTTGGATACAGGAAAGCAAAAACTCCATCAGTCTAAGACAGGAAGCAAACAAAGAAAACAAAATTATTTTTCATACAAATTTTAAGAAACATTTAAATCAATTAAAAAAACTTGAACTTGAAGAACCCGAATATGTACATATGTCCATTACAAATTTATGTAACCTAAAATGCCAAATGTGCGAAGGTGCATCCAGTTCAACACTTCTTAACGAAAATGTTAAACTTGGTTTTGAGAAGAAGATAAAACAAAAAGACTTTGATTGGACGCAGGAGTCTAGATTAAAATTTGTAAATGAATTATTGAAACACGATCTGAAATCTCTAGGATTAATGGGCGGAGAGTCTTTGATGGTGCCAGAGATCCTGATACTACTGAGAGAATTGTCAAAAAAACAAGATGTAACTGAAAATATGCATCTGCTACTAATCACAAACGGCACTCAATGTAACGATAAGATCTTAGACATACTTGGTAAATTTAAAAATTTAAAAATAATGTTATCTATGGAATCAACAGGAAAGCAAAATGAATACTTAAGATTTCCCAGCAAATGGCAAGTAATAAAGGACAACATTGCAAAGTTCAAAAATCTACAAAATGCAACTTTACACATAAATTGTGTGGTACAAAATTTGAATATACTGTACCTAGATCAATTGATAGATTTTGCATATGAACAAAACATCCATGTTAAGTTCGACATTCTGCAAACACCAACATATCTACAGTTTAAAAATTTACCAATTAATTTATTGACCGAAAGTTATCGCAAATTAAAAAAAGTGCCAAAAGAAAAAGTTGTTCACACTACCAATTTTGAAAATTTGTTAAACCTTATTGCAAAACAAATAGAACAAAAACCAAAACCATCTAGTAGCGAATATGCAGAATTCAAAACCATGATCAAAACAAGGGACCAGTACCGTAAAATAAGTATTAAAAATTACATGCCAGAAATAGCACAGGAGATTTAAATGAAAATATATGTAGGTTGGGATTCGAGAGAAGACATAGCGTATCAAGTGTGTGAACACTCAATAAAAAGAAGAGATCCATCTGCTGAAGTGATTCCCCTCAAACAAAACGACATGAGAGCACAAGGAATATACACACGTGAAAAGGATAAACTTGCTACAACAGAATTTACTTTTACAAGATTTTTTGTACCATATCTGAACGACTATAAAGGTTGGGCAGTATTCTGTGATTGTGATTTTTTATGGAAAATTCCCGCCCACAACCTCAGCAAATTTTGTGATCCTAGTAAAGCAGTGGTGTGTGTTCAACATGATTACACTCCAAAAGAAACAACAAAGATGGATGGGCAGGTGCAAACTGTGTATCCTCGAAAGAATTGGTCAAGCATGGTACTTTGGAATTGCGAACATCCGAAAAATAAATTACTGACACCTGAATTTCTCAATGACCAAACTCCAAAATTTTTACACAGATTTACTTGGTTAGAAAACTCCGAAATTGGATCATTACCTCACAACTACAATTGGTTGGTGGGTTGGTATAGAGAACCAGAAGACGGCTCACCAAAAATACTACACTACACAGAAGGTGGTCCATGGTTTGACGGATATCGTGACTGCGAATACAGTGACGACTGGAAAAAGGAAGCGATAAACCTTTTTTCGGCGTAATGAAACTATTCGAAAAATTGAAAGCAAGATCCTGTTATCGCACATCACCCGTAGAACACATATACCAAAGTTTTGTCACTGAAAATCCATATTATGATGACCTGTATGAAAATCAGAATAGGCAACAGCATGAAACTTGGATAAACTTCCGCAACGAATTAAAGATGCCTTGCAATTTTATTGAAGACCTACAGCAAGTCAATATGGATGTTGAAATACTATGCCTATGGTTCTTTAGGGAGCGATCCGACAGAGACAAAGGAGCAGATATCAGTATAGGCAATATTGACGAAAAAAAAATAATTACATATAAAGCAAACACACTTTTTATGATAGACACAAAACACAACATAAAGATCAAAAAAAGAGAAAAATTTTTTCCAAGAAGACCGTGTCTACAAATAGAGATGAAAAAGGACAAATACAAAATGATAAAAAAAGGAATGGGAATAGATGAGTGAGGGACAACGTTTCTTGGATAAATGTTTAGAAGCGACTGTGGAAGTTAATCCATGGCCGTACCAAATACTTAACGACACATTGTCCAGTGATATTTTTAACAAACTGAAACAGCAGTGCATCGAAAAATTTAATTTCGAAACGAACGAATTACATCATATTTTTCCGAGAAACTATGAAGAATACGGCCTGGATTTTTATGACGAGACTGTCGACATCTGTAAGTCTTTATTAAAAAATTATAAATCTTTATGTGGGAAATATCCTAAGCACAGAGATTTTCCTAATCTAGGCATCAATGCCCATATATCCATAACCCCACCACTCCCATACAAGTTTCACATACACCAAGAAGGAATAGAAAAAATATGGAGTGCAGTAACTTACATTACACCAGAACACAACGTAGGCACTAAGATGTATTCAAAAAAAACAGAAGAATCGTTTGTGAGAGAAGCAGAATGGATACCAAACAGCACCTTTATATTTTGTGGACAGGAAGGACAGACGTGGCATTCCTATGAAAGCAATCAGACAAGCAACAGGATTACATTTAATCTTTTCATACAAAAAACACGCGGTGACAAATGTTTTATTGAGATGACTGATCTTTAATAAAATTTTTTAGGGCATCAACATCTGCTTGTAGATGTCTTTCTCTTACTTTGCTCCAAACAAAATTATCTCTATTATTAATGTTCAAATTTGTTCTAACCTGTTTTCCGGTGTCGTCAAACATTTTTTTTGCTTTGAAAACTACTGTTGGCAAGTATAGGCATCTGTTCAACTTACGTGCAACCTTTTGTGTGTATGAATCGACATGCCAGTGCCAGAAGAAAGGCGGAGCGAGATAACCTAAAGTTTTTATCCAATTCTTATGCACTGCGAAGTGTGCCGCTGGCAAGTTCTCGTCCGGCCATAACCTAGGCTCATCAATTTTAAGTTTGAGTGTCCCTTTGTGCCTGCCGTCATTTGGCACTACCATTAATATCCTGTCCTTGTACGTATTGAACTGTTTTGCAATTATACTATCCCAATCCTTTGTCTTGACTTGTACATCATCTCCCATAAGCATGACAATATCGTGCTTTGCCTTATCTGCCATTTGGTTCCAACTGAAACAGGTTGATTGATTACTGCCGATCTCGTAGTGTTTTTTGTCCAACAAATCTTTGTATTGTTCTAGGGTTGGGTCGTCGTCGTTAAGGTAAAATAAAAATTCTGTGTCGTGTTTTTGCGTTGCTGTTGCAGTATCCACTAATCTCTTTGCTAGTTCTGGCCGGCCTCTCGATGGACAACAAAAAGAAATCATTTAAATTTAAACTCCAAGCCAAATACAACTCCATAAGTAC